AACCCACAACCTTTCACTTACCATTAAATTGGCAACAATAAAATCGGTAAGTTCTTGTTTGTCGGAATACTTCCTTGACAACTTGTAAAAATGGTATTTGTCTTTACGATTTTCAAATGCAGTAATAGTTACATTTGTTTTGCCATTATATTTAAAAAAATTATAAGAATCTTTATTGAAATGTAATTTTAATGATTCATATAGGCAAAAAGCATCATAACCAGTCATAGGGGTAACCGAGAACTTTTCTCTTTCAACATGTTATTGTCCATGGCATCATTTTCCAATTTGGATTTCAAATTGAAATTTACCAATGTTGCCGCCACTTCTATTTCAAGTCCTGTTTGTTTGCAGTATTCTACAATCGCTTCGACGTAATTGTAATCGGTTTTCGAAACAAGAGCATCAATGGCTTTGGCGAACTTTGCCATCTCATCTTTTGTTGGCATTAACAACCTTCAGCAATATTTTGTTGAGGTGCGTAAACAGGACAATTATCATCGTAACAATTGTGCCTTTTCATCATTTCTTTATTCAGACCACACACTTCACAACCAGTGGCACTTGCAATTCTTGCAGCAACAGCATCAAACTTGGGTGGGTTCATTAGAGAATGGACCGTTGCTTGCCACGCAGAGTTATCGTGTTCTTGTTCATTTTCAAATTCATCTTGTTTGACAATATCCAATTGCCCATCAAAATGAAATCCTGAACCCCGCAAGAACATTTCAAATTGTTCAAGTATTGTGGTCAAATCATCTGCACGGAATTCTACTGTATGTTTAGAAGAAACATCTTTTTCATCGCCAGTAAAATTGTTATAATTAAAATGTTCACATGTAAAAGTATAACAAGTCATTATTTCACCATTCCTTCAATTATTTTTTAGCGGTCGATGCCACATTATGTGATTGTGCTGATGCCGCAAATGCAACACAAATTAAATCATCACTCTTTGCATAAGAACAACGAACAGAAAGTGGGTCGATACCTTTTGCAATCGCACCATTAATGTTTTCTGCCATTAATGTTCTGTCGGTGACAAAATAATATCCTAGACCACCAATTAATGCCAACATAATCAATGTTAGGCAAATGATGAATGTAGAATCTAACTTAAATAAATCGTATGCGGATACTTTGGTATTCATAGAATATTTAAATCCTTTCTGATATAAAAAATGTGACGACCAATTACTGCCGTTTTTTCCATGTTTCTCCAACCTGGACTTACATAATCGGCATGATAGAATAACGCACCTTTTGTTGGGTCATCCAATCTTTCGTAATTTGCATAAACATATATTGCTATGTTTCTAATGTCATTATACAATGAACTATTGCTATTTGTCAAGACCTTGTTGTATGACATTGCCTTGAGTCTATCTTTACAATACCATGAGAATTGGCAAACACCACTAGTTTTTTGTTTTACGACACCACAAATGTCGTTTTCAAAGTATTTGCTCTTTGCACGATTAAGTGTAACAAAGGCAACCGCAACCTTACCTTTATCAGGTTCATACGCTGCCTCAAAATAAATGTTTTCTGCTAGGCATTCAATTTGTTTTTTGGTGTCTGCCGTTAGATTGTTGTAGTACACTTTATACGGCATACTTGGTGTGGGAGTATTCGCTAGTGCAATACTAAAACCTAAAATCGTTGTTGCAATAACTAAGGTAAATAAAATGCGAACTTGCATGCTTCTCCTTAATTAGTTAAGGACCGCAGATACAAGTATCCACGGTCCAATCCCATCAGGTGGACTTTTTGTTAGTCTTTTCTTAGGGTTGATTTTTCGTCCTTCGGCTTTAGTCAGAGCTTCATAAACTGCCCATATTTTTGCAGCAGTTTTTGGACTATCCAAATCGTGACCTAGTTTTGCACCAAGTCTTTTTAAATCAATGTTTTCAAACCTAGATATTCGTGTCAGGTCTAAACCAATCATAACTTTTCGCCTTATCGCCATTACGAACATCGGAAATTCTTTTTCTTGCTTGAGAATTTCCTAGCCATCTTAATTTGGTACACATGGTGCACCGACAAAAGAGGAAAAGAGGCGGGATTAGTCCCGCCTCTTCTAATTCCGCCTCTTTATATTACTTTTTCTTTTCGTCTTTCTTCTTTTCGTCTTTCTTCACCTCAGCCTTAGGCGCATCTTTCTTAGGCGCATCTTTTTTTGGCTCAGAGGCAAAAGCGGTTACTGCGAACATTGATGCTAGAATAAGTGTTACTACTTTCATATTATATCTCCTAAATGAATATAAACATAATTTCAGAATCGTTATCTGTCAGCAATCCAAAGTTAGATATGTCTAACGGGTTTTGCATCAAAGCTTCAACTATCCAAAAATGGTGTGGTTGGTTCTGTTGCCAAGTTCAACCAAAGTCCAACCACAAAAACTCCGGTTAGCGATTAAACTACATATGCCTAATTTTCGTTCCTTTCGCATTGGCAATAAAAGGTTCCAATTTTACACCTACTGCAATCGCACAATAAACGTTATCAATTCTTTCTACGACAGACCAAGTTCTAGTTTCGGTATTTACAAAAAACACAATAGAATTACCTATTGTATTGTCACCAATGGCCCTTAAAGAAAAACCAGTCATAAAAGGAATTTCTTCAAAATCTTGCATATATTTAATAATATCGGCTCTTTCTAAACAAACCGTTTGAAACCTTATTCCAGCGGCTTCAACTTCGCCTGCCGCGGCGCGGCCGCCGTGATCGGCAAGCCGGCCTGATTGGGCAAAGACAAATGTAGGAAGAATTGCTAATATGAGTAGTAGTTTTAGTAGTTTTTTCATGTTAGTATTTATTGTAATATGAAATATATTCATGAAGAGGCAAAAGATAATTCTTTTTATCTTCAATAAAAATTTGAGGTTTTTCATTTCCGACTGCAATGGCAATCACTACTTGGTCGATGATGATACCTGTTCGTTCTCCAAACATTTCTGCATATGCGGCTCCCTGCATAAAATAATTGGCAATTTGGTCTTTTTCTTTTGCATAGCTCGCTGTTTTCCAGTCAATGATAGAGATTTTTCCGTCCCATTCACCGATGCAGTCACACGTTCCCGCGAGGCGTAATTCGTCACTAAACAAGGGTTGTTCAATGCCATATATGTTATTTATATGAATATCTAAAAGCGGTTTCAGTTTTAAAAATAATTCTTTTGTATCGGGCATTAATGTGTGCATTTGAAGTGGTGACATTTCATTAAGCAAGTACTTTTCAACAGTATTGTGCAATTTGGTACCACGATTTGTTGCTTTGCGAGATACACGATTTGCTTCTTCTTCACCAACTCTTTGGCGCCACTCATAAATTGCCTGTTTGTTGTATGATGAAAGAACTGTTGTGATAGACGGGTAAATATTACCACTTGGTGTTTTATAGGTCCTACCACTCTCTGTTGTTACTGATTCTATCTCAAAGTTTAAGGCATCCAGTTTTACATGATTAAAATTCACTTTGGCTATCTTAGATGCTTTTTGACGATTTGTTCCGTCTTTACTTGTTTGATAGATTTTCTTCCGTATTTTTCCGCAACTTTAGAGGTTGGATGTTTCTCCGCAACTTTGGATAACACTTCTTTAAAACCATCGGGAATTTTATTTGATGTGGAAACACCCGTCACTAAAGCGGGTGCAGAGATTATTGGTTGAATATGAGGATTATTTTTTAGGTATTCTTCACGCTCTGAAATCTTCATTAAGAATTCAAATTCTTCATCCGTTTGTGTATTGAGAAATTGATATGTTGGCAAAATTAAAACTCCATACTTTTTTCATATGTTCTAAAAAATAAGGAATTAATTTTAAGCATTATTATTCACAGCGTTTGCGAACCAGATAGGTACTGGTCGCTTAGTCCATTTTGCAAAACCTACTTTTCTTTCAATATAATATTTATGATACGATGCAAGAGAATCGCCGATAATCTTACAGTCATCAGGCATTGCAGGTGTAGGTGGATAGAAATCACCACCAGGTATCTTATTTGGTGCCACATCCAAACAATTCAGTAAACGGCTACAGGCGTGTTGTTTACCATAACGAAAAGTGTATTCTTTACACAGAAATTCCCACATTGTAAACAACCACCTGTAGTTCGCAACATTGGCACGAACCCACACACCAGATGGGTGATTAACATGGGATGCTTTCATCAAGCGACCTTCACGGTCATCATGTAAGCGCCAACGCTTAATTTTTCGACCATTTGCAGTCTTATCGAAATATTCTTCACCATCAAGCACACGATGAGCCGTGGACATTAGTTGTGAATATTCGATAATCATTTTAACCACATGTTTATCAAGGTGCATTTCTGCACAGATACGAGGGTCGCGGGCGAGATAGAAAATGTTCAAGGCAGTTCCTTATCTGTCATCATCTTTTTCTTTTTCATATCGCCTTTGTGTTTGTTCCCAACTGTTTCCTTCAATTTCAAATGAAGTGCTGCATCATCGGCTTCAGGAACGGTGTTACACACTTCATCAGCACGAATGGCATCCCACACTTCATCTAATCTTGCTTTCAAACAATCATGGATATCTTTAATTGAAACATCAATATGCCAAAGTGCGTTACTCACATCTTCGGCATTTGATTGTTCAGCACCATTAGAAATAACACGCAACACACTTGACATAGAACCCAAACGAATAATTTGGCTTTCGATTTCAGTCAATTCATTATAATACTTCATTACCATTCTCCGTTGTCAATCCAAATTCTAACAGTTAAAAATAAAAATGTTTCATCTTTCATATAACCTTAAAGATAATGGGCACTCTGGCTATCTCCCGATAGTCATTGTTGTTTAAGAATGAGCGGCACACTACCAGAATACTCGGTTCGGCGGGCAACTCCCCCATTTTTAACCTTTTTAAGCCACCCTTGCCTGAACTTCTGTAACTTCGGTCACTTCCATAACTTCTTTAGCAACTTCGTCTGCAACAGGTTGTGCTTTCAAATCTTTCAGCTTTTCAACCTTAGGCGCAGGTGCAGCCTTGGTCTTAGCCTTCGGCTTTGCAACCTTAGGTACAGGTGCCTTGGTCTTAG